GTTTCAAAATCAATCTTGGGCACATAACCAAACCTGAAAATATATTGATCAACAAGCTCAAGTAAAGCATTCTGTTGAATCAAAGGTTCACCACCAGTGATCTTCCATATGGCACCATCTTTGAGATAACAGTTGTACCTGTTGCTGGACATGTATTCAAAAATTTCATCAAACGTCATTCTGTTTTTAACTGACCAGCTAATAAAACTATCACAACCGTTGGGAGAGTCAGCAGATGCAAACCCTTTGCATGTCAAGTTGCACATGGAAAGGCGCATGAACACAGAAGGACACCCAACATACTCACCTTCACCTTCTAAAGTATAGAATATTTTGTCATCACTTAGAAATATAGTCTTATCGCTCAATGTATTGATATTATATTAATCTCTGCTTGTTTCAACTTGTTTTTTATGCAGACTGCATGCTATATAATATATTATCAATTAAAACAATGACATCCGGAATAAATAATAACAGATGTCAAAAAAAGACAGACAGCTTAAAAAAGCTGCCAAATCACAAGCCAAAGACGAGAATGGTATCATTAGAAATGATATTTTTTTAAACTTTAGAATTGATCAAAAATTTCATTTAAATGATCATCACAAATCTTTCGTTGAAAAGGCCATGGAAGACACCTCGCAGATCCTGTTCTGTGATGGTCCAGCAGGTTCCTCAAAAACATACCTGGCTGTGTATGTTGCTTTGTCCATGCTCAGGGACAAAAAGATAGATGAAATTGTGTACATAAGAAGCATAGTAGAATCTGCCACAAGAAAGCTAGGCAGCTTGCCTGGTGAAGTGGATGAAAAATTCAAACCTTGGAGCATTCCTCTTGTGGAGAAGTGTGACGAACTTGTTGGTAAGCAAATAACCGAGATGTTGTTTGAAAGTGATTACTTGAAGAGCATACCAGTTAATTTCTTGCGAGGTGCCACGTTCATGAACAATGTGGTGATAGTGGATGAAGCTCAAAACCTAGAGCACAGTGAATTAGTCACTATTCTCACACGATTTGGTAAAAACTGTAAATTGTTTGTTATTGGAGATTCTTTGCAATCTGACATTCAAAAGTCAGGGTTTGCAAACATTATGAAAGCTTTTGATACAGATCAAAGTCATGAAAACGGCATTCATGCATTTCATTTCACTGAAGATGACATCACCAGAAGCAAATTACTTAAGTTTATTGTCAAAGTAATCGCGAGCATCAAATTTAAGTGATTTTGATTTTATCTTAGAATACAGGTCTTCAATTTTTTTATTGTCATTCTTTGCATTTGGTTCTTTTGGTTTGCAAAGGTGATCTGATATCTCACCACCATACAACTGTTGTTTTGTCTCAGCGTCCAATCAATTTCCCCATGAAGTGCCACCAAACAAATTACCATAACCAGTGGTCACATTTCTGCCCACATTTGCTGGCTTCAAAGCAGCAGGTTGTGGTTGTTTGCTACCCATGGGTGCTTGCTTCAGAACAGCTGCAACGTTCACACCTGTTTCCTTGTGCACTTCTTCCAGGAAATTTTCAACATGCCTTATGGGCACAGTTTGCTCTGCAATTGAATAAGCACTAGCAATGGGTTGCACCATTTCATTTGTAATCAATGCTGAATTCTTCTCATGTTCCCACACTTCCACCTTCTCCACCCAGCAACGGTTGCCTGTCTGTTGTCTTATGAATGCATCTGCTGCCTTCAAACACCATTCTGCAGTCTTCTCAATGCCCACACCATCTGGCATTACTCTCAAATCACAACCACCTGCTGTATGCAATGATTGCAAGCCTTCTAACAAAGGGTCATCACTTGCAACACACAATGTATGATCAAATTGCTTCTCTAATATTTCTTTCAACTCTTTCAATCCACCAAAATCTACTACCCAATTGTTTGCATCTAAATTATTGCAATTGAACCAAAATTTAGCCACCAATCTGTATCCATGAATATATCTGCAATGACTATCAGCCCTCCATTGTCTAAATGCGCAACTACCCAACTCAATGATCTTAGCACTACTATATTTCATTTTTTATCAACTATCCTTAATATTTTATGCATTGCATTAAAAAAATCAACTGTGAATGTCATGCCATTATCCATTCTTTCCTGGAGGTATGATAATGATTGGCATTTCTGGGAGGATTGTTATGGTAAAATAGATTCTGCTTGAACATATCAAAAGATTCAACTATGTGTTTGAATGATGAATCACACACATGAATTTCTGCGGCTTTCTCCAGGAGGGTTAGATAGTCAAATGCATTATTAGTAATGCCTGGGCTTATTTCAATGCGCTTCAAATCTGATCTTATTTTTGCATAATTTACCAAATTAAATCTGTTGTGTACAACTACATAAGGTTCATCATGAGGGTTAATTTGATTGTACAGATCTTTCTCTCTATTTGCATCTCTTTGAGCATAGAAAGAGGACCATCTGGTTTCAAAAGGTATGTTCTGGCCCAAATAAAATCTTTGGTCCCAATTAACAGAATTACTAAAATTACCCAAATTGATACCAACAGTGTCATTTGAGGTGACTCCTTGTTGTGCATAAAAACGGTCACAATATTCTCTATCATGGGTATTATCTTTTATTTCCACATTTTCCAGATCTCTAAACATGAAGCTTACTGTGGGCATGAGCCAATCATATGTCCATAAAACAAAATGGGTGTATCCTTGTTGTTTCTTATTCTTTATAATCTCTCTGCAGAGACCATTGCATATCACATGATCACCAAGTGCTTGATGTTGATGAATGTACAGATGTTTCACTTGACTGTGCCATCAATCTGATTGTCTTTTAAATATTTTTCTGCCTCATTCTTCTCAGAGAAAAGCAGAGGATTACCCTCTTCATTAAAAATAACTTTGCCCTGTGTATCCAACAAGTAGAAACCACACTTTGTTATGACGTATCTGCCGTTGATTAACTTGGGGCGCATCAGATTCCTTTTTGCAATGCATCAAACACATGCATATTTATTATCTGACCGGTGGCTTGCCAGGTGTGCCCGGTGCCTGTTGATCTTGTGGCAAGAAGGGCACTTCATTGTCTGAAAATATCCATTCCCGTCCTCCAGGGATCTTGGATTTGTCAACGTTGGGATTCATGCCAAAGTAACCAGAGGTGTTCAGTTTCTTTTGCTTCAGATAGCCAGGATTGACTTCCATGCCAGTTTTATCAAAATAAAATACCTGTCTCATCATGGTGCCCTTGGGATCTGGTTTGTCCAGAATTCTTAGTTTATCCACTTGAGGGTTGCCTGTCAATTTCACATCATACAACTTGCCACCATCATAATCTTTTGGATTTTCAAGCCTGCCAGCAACACCAGTTGGAGCTGCACCCAAGCCTCTCAATTGCACTCTCACTGGATCCCCTGGTTTGGGCAATTCTTTTGATGCTGGCGTTTGGCCCTGACCTGATGCATCAGGTTTTGGCTTGTCTTTCAAAGGTATGACACCACCTTGCACAGCACTTCTAACTGCAGCTGCACCTTTGGCAAAATTGGCTGGAGCATTATACACTTGAGCTACACCTCTGCCCACGTTGGCGGCAGCACTTCCCAACCTGCTCAGAAAGCTGCCTTCAGCTTCACTTAATATTCGCTCTACTAATTCATCAAATTGATTAATTTTCATTGGTAATAAAATCTCTGTACAGTGCAGCCAATCGATCACCAGAATAACCAAATTGACCTATTAACTGTTCTATACTATTTATATCAGAACTGCATTTAATCTGCTCAAGCAAAGGATCATTCACGGTTTTACCATCTTTGATTAATTTGACAATAACAAAAGCCTTGTATTCTTCAAACACATCTGCATCATGTTGGGTGGCCAACATCTCAATTGCTTCTTCAGGCAAATCACAAATGGGCATGTTGGGTGAAAGCACAAGTATCTTCAATCTGCCCATGCATTCTTCCAGCACATAACCTTCATAACCATCCAAGCCAGCCAAGTCAGCGCTGGCATTCACTAGTGCTGGATCCACTTTGATGCGAATGCGCTTCAAAGCTGTGTTCTTCAAGCTCTCTTGTATTATTTTGTTGTAATGCATACAATTATTTATCCTAATAACTCCGCACAAAATAGATTGTGAAAAATTGTAGGGGCAACGTTACCCACTTGACTAGTCAGAACAGTTTTTATTTTATCACCTGTATTTAAATAAAAGATACCACTGGCATTTAGCTGTGCATGTACACTAGAATTACCAGCTTTACTAGTATACATTCTTCCACCATATGGTTGCCCGCTATTTACGTAGAGATCAACATACCAATCACCACCAGTTGTATTTCTTTGTGAAAGTAAATTAACTATTATTAGGTATCTACCTGTTTGAGGTACCGTCCATTCACCGGTGCTAGTATTAAATGACCCTGCAGGTATGGCGTATTCTACAGTATCCCATAATACCGTCTGACCGGTGGATTGTGATTGTGTTGTAATTGTGGCTTTAAATCCTGGTTGATAAGGTGTTTTTACATAACCTTCTGAAGTAATTAACAAACGATCGCCTTGTGTACTTTGATGAATAGCTCCTGATCCATCTAAATTATGTGATAACCACCATCCGTTTCCTGCACCACTTCTTAAAACCCCTATTCTTGCAGCAGAATCACCCCACGAAGTATTTCTTTCTGTAATACACAAAAGCCACCCACCTCTTATGATTCCGCTATCGGTAGATAAGGCTAATAAACTTGTATTTGTTGTAGGAAGTAGATCTGCTAATGATTCACCGCCTACTAATAAGGTATTACCAGGCTTAGCATATAACCCGGAAGGTGAAACTTTAAACGTTACACCGTTATCTGTAAAAGGAATAAAAGCGCTACTAGAAGGTAAGCTATAAGTTAAATTATTAATTGTTACGTCTGCCATAAATTATGCACTTAAAAGTGGTTGAATGATCATATGAATCATGTAAATATTTATTAATGTTTGATATAGAATACTGGGGAAACCATCAATTTGATACACACAGTAAAACGTTGCATTTTAACAGAGGAGCTGGTCTTTGCTCCAATTTGGGCATATTAATACATCTAATTGCCCATCTTAAAGCAGAAAAGAACTTTGTTCCAGAAAGAATAGTTACAAGATTTGCAAAATACAAAGATTGCAACATTTATGACAATCTGTTTTATATTGATAAATTAGAAAAATGGAAAAATTACAGCACAGATAACGTCAAAAACATGCTTTCCAGAGCCACACCCAGTTGGGTGGGCTGGGGCAATTGCAAAGAAGACATAGACATGGAGACAACCAATGTTATTAGAGATGTTTATTTGAACTGTAGCAACTTAATAGCTGTTGAGACAGAAAAAATATATAATGACTACCACATGGACAGAGATAACTTTAATTTTTTATTGTGGAGATTAACAGATAAAACACAAGATATTCCTGTGCATGATTACCCTGAACTGGATGATGCATTGCAATGTTTCAAAACTCTTGACAATGTTTTTGTGCACACAGATGACAACCATGTGTACAACATGTTAAAAGGCAAACAAATGAACATGCTGGATGTGCTGCCCAGGGATCCAGACAGAACAGGAGGGCATCATTATGTGAACAATTTATCTGAAAATGAATATGAAAATTTATTTGGGCACTCATACCCGGTGCACATGGCACGCATACTGGCATTGCTGAATGTTGCTTCCAAGAGCAACACTTTTGTGGGGTATCCGGGCAACATGTCTTTCTACATATGTTTGTTGAGGCAAAACTTTCATAATGTGCACGTCTTTAAACGTAAAAATTGTATGTACTGACCGTTGATCTCATTTGAATATATCATATAATACCACATATGTCCAATGTAAAGCTTGCTTTTGCCAATCACAATCACCCTCACACACAAGAAGAAAGAGATCAAATCATTCAAAGAGCATCCAAGGCTTATGAAATGTACATGGATGCACTAGGGTATGATTGGAGAAATGATCCCAACAGTGACAACACCCCACATCGCGTGGCCAAGGCCTTTGTAGAAGACTTTGCATGGGGCTGCTACAGCAAGCCACCCAAGATCACAGCCTTTGATAACATTGACCAATATGATGGCATGGTGTGTCAGAACAACATCAAATTGACCTCACTGTGTTCACATCATCATGCACCTTTCACTGGTGTGGCCCATGTGGCGTATATTCCTTCCAAAGAAGGCAAAGTCATTGGATTGAGCAAGCTCAATCGTGTGGTGGATTGGTTTGCCCGTCGACCACAAGTGCAAGAAAATCTCACCATGCAAATTCATGCACACATTGATTTGGTATGTGAGAAGAACAATGGTGTGGCAGTCATGATTGAAGCCAATCACACATGTTGTTCCAACCGTGGCATCCGACATGATTCCACCATGCGCACAGCCAGAATGTCTGGTGCGTTCTTGGATAACAATGACAATTCCCGAGCTGAGTTTTACAAGTTTGTGGAGTTTGCGCAGATTAAAAACTAATCTTAGTTTTCTATACCCCGCTAAACGTTCCCCAGAATCTAATTGGCACAGGTCCAGTGTGATAGACCTGCAAATTGTACCCAGTGGATCTCCATTGAATGTTGTATTGTGTCCACCCACCTGCATTCACAAAGCTATCAGTATAAGATGGTAGGCGTGCATTGTTGCTTGCACCATAAGAGCATGGCACAATATGAAATCCTTGCAAATTGTATGTGGTGTTAGGTTCTGTAACAAATGCTGCCTGCACCTGCCCACCCCATGATGTTGTTGCAATCGTTGTCCAAACACCGGGCTGGACCAGCACATTAAAATTTGCAATGCCTGATGCGCCAGCTGGGCCACCTGCAGACATTATATTGGCTGTTTTTTCTGTACGGTCAAACAACAGTGCTGTGTTGGTTGTTATGACACCATTCACATCCAATGTTGCTGCAGGGGCAATGGTGTTGATGCCCACTCGGCCTGGTTGCACCATGAACAACCCCCTGGTAGATGGTTCAAATGATGTATGCGTGTCATCAGCATATGTTCTCAAGGGAAATTGATAAAAAGTGTTGCCCAGGTAACCTGCTGGCACTGTCAAATCATTGCCACCACCTGTGGTCTCGAAAAATTCACCTCCTCCAAGAATTTCTATGGCAAAAGCCACATTCCCACCATAGGTGCTAGCTGCAGCTGAAGGGTCTATGGCCCTGTATCTCAATTCTAAATTAGAATAACTATTTGTTGTTCTGGTTCTTCTTGCTTCCAGACTGAAATCCTGTTTTGCGGAATAGTTGTAATTGCTCACAGAGGGCACCTTCACCCAATCTGCATATGTTAACGAGCGAGTTCTATAACTATCATGTAACTGATAGGTAACAGAATTAACAGAATCTGGGATGTGATGGGTGGCAAATATTTTAATTTCTCTCCCCCATCCAGTTCCAAATTCTGGGGGTGTGATGTAGCCCAGACTGGTCCAATCACCTGCATTGGGACCTGCTCCAGGTCCCGTTGTGGCCATTGTTTTCTCAATGAACCAAAAACTTTTTCTTGTCAGCTTGTTGGTGTACAGTTGCAGACCATTCAGACCCCCTAGGGTGTTAGTCTTAATAACTGATGTGTTTTGAAACATGGCAGACACAGGCACACCCAGTGTATCAGTACCTGTGCTGTAGGGTATGATGTTATTGTCAGCAGGTGCACCTGGAGTCAATTCAGAGATGGTCACATCAGCCATCTGTATCTACTTTCTTTTTCTTGCGAAAAACTATGAAAGGTTCTTTTGTCTGTGGGTTGTATATTTTAAGAACATCTTTGCCCTTGAATTTGGCTCCTCCATGATGGTTCACAATCAAAGTCTTCTGCTTGTTGGCAATGTGACGAATGGCATTCTCAGAAAAACTAGGACGCATCCACTCTTTGGAAAGAGGGTCTTTCCTATTGATGGCAATCACATTGTAACGCACTGATTCATTCACTTGTTTGTTCACATCAATGACTGCATTCAGTTTCTTGAGAAAAGGTTCACCCACCAGAATAGGATCTTCATTCTCAGAACGATCTGCTATGCTGAAAGGCACATCCTTGTATTGCTTGCCATTGATCTTGATGTTGAGTTTCACAATGGGTCTGTCTTCTTTGACACCACTGCCAATGTGAATCTTGATGTCACCGGCACGAGGCGCTTTCATTTTCTTGTTATCAACAGTTGTAAAAGAGATGTGTTCACCATCTTCAGAAATGTCCACACCATGCAGCACATTGTATGCTTCATTGCCTGAATCTATCTTGGCTTTGATGCGACCCAGTCCATCCACATCAATGAATTCATTCACGCCAAATACAGGCTTGTCATAGAACTTCTTGAACGATTCCATGTAAATATTTATGGAAATATAACATCTTTTTATGTAGTATAACAACATGGAAAACATACTCAAGAAATGCTGCGAAATTTCCTATGCTTTATTGGATAAACATGGTGATTACCGTTGCAAACACTTTTCCTTTATTTTCCATAAAAACAGGTTGTTATCCATTGGAATTAACAATCCAACCAAAACTCATCCCAAAAATTTAAAAATAGGCTTTTTCAACAGAAACGGTGAAGACATATCAACTTCCATTGGTGTGCATTCTGAGCTTTCCGCCATCATAAGATTGGGTGATGAGGATTGCTCCAAATTCACAATGGTTAACACCAGAATCAACAGAAACAATAAAATTGACTTGTCAAAACCTTGTGATGGATGCACTTCGCTAATAAAGCAGTTGAACTTCAAGAAAATTTATTATTCACTAAACAACAATAATTTCTTAAAATTAGAATAAATATCAATGGCATGTTTTACAATGACTTTCATTTGCTCAACGAGATATATGATCAGAAGATCGTTAAAGAGAATCTTGGCTTAGGACCAAGAGCTGTTGATGCAGGTGCAGGTGCAGGTGCAAGTGCCACACCTGTTAGAATTGTTAAAGCTTCCATGCCTCCCAAGAGAAATTGTGGAGATGATGAACAGGAAGAACATGCCAATAATAAGAGTGAAGATTGTGAAGGATATGACCCCTCCACATCAAGCAGCAATGGCGAGATGTCCAGACAATTAATTTTCAGAATACATAAAATTTCTGCAATGCTGCATGGCATCCTGCAAGGCAAGAATAACATTGAAGCTTGGGTTCTGAGCAAAATTACCAATGCTCATGATCAGTTGGATTCTGTGCTTGGTTATGAAGATTATGAAGCAGCTAAAAACCCTCAACATGGCATGTGTGGTGCAGACAATTTTGATGAAAGTAATGAAGAAGACCTGTACAGTGCCATAGCCAAAGGTGGTGATGAGTTGGTGAGAAATTTAAACAACGCTCTCAAGAAAGAGAGTACAGAGACGGTGGAAAAAGTGTTGCTTGAGACTATTTTAATTCTTGAAAAAAAGAAGAAGTTAGCTTAACTTAGTATTGAACAACTTGAAAACTGTGGCATTAAATTTGCCCAGAACAGCTGCAATTATTTGCTTTCTTGTAGCTTCATTAGAAGCCTTGTATATGTCTCTTAATTCAGTGGCACTGGTGATGCTCTTATCACCTATGTTGAACTGTATGGTACTTGGTGCATAAATGTACCCATGGCCACCTTGTTCTTTGAATGGTTGCATGGATTGAAGATCTTTGAATGGCTGAAAGTAACTGGGAGTGCCTTTTTTTGTCATGCCAAAAGTGAATCTTGCATCTGATTGCATGTCCTTTTTGCCCACAAGATAGATCACCTTGGTAACATTAGGATCATAGTTTTTCAGAATCTCCAAAGGTTTGTAAGGCTGCTTCACCTGTTTTACCACATTGTCAGGTATGCCTGCGGCTTTTATTATTTCTTTCTTTTCATTGAAGTTGAAAGGATATCTGGAAGCATCTTCGTTTTTGGCCACTTCATCTGTTGTAGCAATAAAAAAATCTGCTCCTGGAAACTGACTCTTGGCCATGTCATAAAGCTTTTTATGGCCCATGTGGAATGGTTGAAAGCGTCCTGGAAAAATAACTATTAAATTATTTTTCTGATGGGTTAGTATTTCATTTACCAGTTGATCAAATTTCATAAAGCCATTCCTGGTGTGTGCGTCAAACGAGCACCTTCTTTGCCATACTCTGGGTTCATCATGTAGTTATTATTGGACAATTGTCTTTGTTGCTCTTCATTTTCTGCTTTTTTTGCTTGTGCAAACTTACCCTGTTCTTTGCCCAAGATAAAATTACCAGTGACCTTGACTGGATTGGAAGATATTGCTGCATCTCTTATCACAATGCCTTCTTGTGTGGAAAGAGTACCCAAATCAGATGAAGCAGCATCTTTGATGGCCTGTCCCAACACAAGTGTGGCATGATACATGACAGCACCTGAAATTGCCTTGTCAATGTCCTTCTTGTTTGCACCAATGTATACATGCATGGGAACACTGCCAGTGACGTTTTTATAGTTTTCCATGCTCATGGCACTGATAGTTTTTCCTGATGCAAGCTTAATCTTCTCAGCTTTGGGATTCTTAACTGCACCCAGCCACTCTCTCAAAGGCTTTGTTACTATGTTCTTGGAATCGTAGCTAACAGAAAAAGGCTCATTCAGAGGTTTATTCAAATCTGGTTTGCCCAGCTTCACAACAAATTCATGTGCCACATCAAATCCTTTCTTCTTGGCTATGGGATCCACTTTGGCAATTAAATTTTGCAATGTCTTTTTATCATAAGGTATCTCTCGCGATGCTCTGCTCACACTGCCGCGAACTGGACTTCTCACCTGCACAATTTCATTCAAACCATGAATGGCCAGAAAGTTGTTTGCATAACCTATGACATTTGTTGCCCCTTGCACATACTCCATGTTGAAGAGGATTTTATTGTTATCCCACATCTTGAGCTTCTTCAAATCTGCTTCTATGGCAGGGATGGCTGAGTTAAAAATGCCCAACACAGTTGAACCTATGTCTCTCATTCCATGACCCTCTGGAAAGCGTGTGCCCAATCTTGCCACTGTAACACCTTCAACATCTTCTGGTTTATTGGATCCTCTGTCCATGGCAAACTCTTTCTTACCTTCTGCATTTGCAATCAATTTTATGGCAGCATTGGCACCATCAATTTTTACTACTGAAGGCTTTTTCTGCAAACTTTTGACAATTTTATTGAAGGTGTTGATGAGATCTTTACCTGAATTCACATTAGGCAAATCAAAAGGATGTGCCATGTGACCTGCTGCACCACCTTCCAATAGAAATTGTTTAAACGGTATCATATTGTTATCTTAAATCCGTCTGAATCAAATAAAAATCCTGCAGCTGTTTTGCGTTTTAAAAACACCTGTTTTTGTTGCAATGCTGGCGCAAGCTGTAAAATAGGTGTGCTAATTATATAATCTCTCTTTATTCCAATAGATACTCCGCTTTCTGTAAAAATTAATATACTATCAAATTCCTTAATTTTTGAAAAATAATCCTTCATTTGTATTGTGCCAATATATTGTTGTAAATTATCAAGTTTTGCAAAATATTTTATAAAATAATCTAAGTTATTCTTTAAAAACTGAGCATCTAATTGCTCTTGTGCATAATGATTTACACCTGAGATGCCTGTGAATTTACCCTGACCCTTCCCAAGAAGAATATCTCCTACACTCTGTAAATCAAAATACTCAACAAATTGCTTTAATACATTCATGTCCAGATTAGCTAAATCAGGATACAGCTTTCTACCCAGCTTACCTGCCTCCACATTTAATCCTTTACCTATTCTTCCTCCTTGTTTTTTAATTTCTATTTCTACTGTTTTACCGCCTGAGGGAATACTCAAATCACCCACAACAGGTTTTTTACTATAGAAAAAGAATGCAATAAATGCTTCACCGGGCCCGGGTGCACCTCTTGTTTTTTGTGCTGCGGAAAATGGCCTTACTTTAAATACTTCATCCGAATATGCAAACTTAACACCATAAAAATTAGATAAGACATCAAAAACATTAAACTTTTCGTTTTTATTAATAGCATCTAAAAATAACGCTGCTATTTTAAAACCATTATCAACAAACTTTTCAAAAAAGGAATTAATATTCTCTGGACCGGTTAAAGAAAGAATATAATCATAGAATACTTTTACTTCTCGTGCATTAATATCATCATGACCGGGTGGTAGAATGCCTGAATCGACACACCTATAATGAATAAGCTCATAAAACGTATCTAAATTTTGACTGCCCATCTTAAGCTTATCTTTAATAGCTTTGTTATACCATGAATCAGATACAGTAAAATTTTCTTGTTCACCGCTATCTGTAACTACAGAGATAGTTACTCTTTCAGTTATTTGATACGGCAAAAGCGGTACTGATTTTGCAAAAGATTCTCTTAGATAAATGTCATCCAGAGACTTGTATGGTTTTTTGACCTTGAGCTTGCGCATATCATTTTGTTTTAAGATTAGGATCATTGCTGAAACGCTTCATTATATTAAGAATCTCTTTATACTTTGCCATGAAGTTATTTTCATTAATGGAGTCCACAAACTGCTTTATGTGAGGATTAGTGATTCTGCGTGGATTGTCTTCATAATTTTCGTTTGTGGCTATGGCCAACTGCAATGCTTCTCTTGTTTCAGCAGCTGACTCTTGATTGATGGGCTTAGTAAACAATGCATCAATGGTGCCGGCTGGCACATTCATTACCAATGCCTTGGCCAACATTCTAACCATGTCCACATAACCTTCAGGTGGCAGGGCACCTGGTTCACCTTGAGCTTGTGGTGGCGCAGGTGGTGGAGCTTGCTGAGGTGCAGGAGCTGCAGCATCCAGAGGCTGTTCTTCACCTTGTTCATTATACAATCTTAAAAATTTGGACAGTGTATCATTAAAGCTCATATAGTTATTTATTAGATTGTAGCGTTAGTGCTGTAAATGATTTGAAGCTCACCCGGTTTTATTATTCTACCATTTCCTACGCATATTGAATTAACTACAAAAGAAGTGTAGTATGGTCTAGATAGATAAAACCTTGCAATACCTCTGTTATATGTATTACTGTAATATGCAGTCGGTGCAAAATCTCCTTGCGCAGACCAACTAGTAACATTTCTAATAGGCCCGCCATTACTAGCGAGAGTCACATATCCACCTATCATTAAATTTAATAGATAAGAGTTAGTAAAATTATATCCTTTTACTTCTAGCAAAAACATTTGAGAATTTGTATTGTTAAAATCTGAAGGTAGTAAAATATGAGCATATATTGCATTAGTTCCCGAGTTTTCCCTAGAATGATAAAAACCTCTTGCAACATTTTGTGAGACCATACCGGCATCTGGCAAATTATGCAAACCATCATTATATTGAGGGCTGCCGCTTAAAATTAATCCGTGATTTAAAACATTACCGTTATTACGGTCTAAAGTAAGCAATGGGCTTGCATTGAGCGTAGTTCCAGTATTATCTCTAGTAGAAAATTCTAATGCTGTTTGCCCACTATTAAATACGTTGCAACGTATACTTGCCAAGGTATTGTAAGTACCTGCCGTTTGTGTAAATTTAAGACCATCAAAATACCCGCCTGCAATCCCTGAACTTACATTTAATTCTATTGATTCTCTACCCTGTGTTTGCACAGGTCTTGCCAAAGTTAATTCAGCTGTTAGCGGTGTTGTGCCTGTATTAATACCAACTTTACCTGCATTTACAAGAAGACCGGAGGGAGCTACTCTTAAAGTATTACCGTCTTGTGAAAATGGTATAGATGCAGTTGAAGATGGTAGCCCATAGGTCAACTGTGAAATAGCTATATCTGCCATTTAATTATTTATTGATTTACCTGAAGAGAAGTTGTTTAGTCTTGAGCAGATCAAAGTATTCTTTATTAAGAAATATGAGATTATTTTTCTTTGTAAAAGTCTTGACTTTAGCAAATGTAAAGCGTTCAATATTAACACTGTCCAAGTAAGATCTTATGCCGCTAATCACTTCTATGCCTCTGCCTTCATTCTCAACCAGCAAGTGATCCAAGAATTCAAACGATATATTGGAACGGTAAACCTTAATGGGAAGCAATTTCTTCACTTTGCATAGTATTTGATCCAACAATCTTTTCAAGTCCTCTTCTTTGAAATACTTCAAAAGCATCAATGGTTCCAATTGAGTGTTGTTAAAATATATAATGCTCTTTTCATTTGTTTTATTAGCCAGAAGATACTCACAAATGCCAAAAATAATATGATGGTAAAAAAACTGCTTGGCGTTTGTGGTTATTCTTTCCTTCAGGAGGTGATATTTGTGCAAATCGTTTATGATATCAACCTCCACCTTGCGCATTATAAAGTTAAAATTGATGAGTTGAAAATTATATTGCTTAAAATCAAGCTTTTTTAGCATACTCTATTATGCATGAAACTAGAAATTATTCAAGAAAATTCTTTGGTGGTCTTCCAATTCTGACATTTATGATTCCATTATAGTAATCATCTCTCAAAATCACATCTCTATCAAGTTGTTGCTTGATCTCAAAATAAGCCAATTCCCATTTTGAATTGCATTTTCTTAAAATTTTGAATATGAACTTGTCTTTGCCATATTTTATAATATCTGCATTAAGGTCATTAGAAGAGCTGGTATATGCCTTCCAATCTGATTCCTTTATCTCTATTCTCTTGTTCTTCTTTCCCTTCAAAGGCTTCCTTTTTAACTTGGATTTGCATTGTTTTTTTCCTATGTATTTTTTCCCGTTAACTGTATTTGTTATTTCGTAGATGAATCCAAAAGTGTCCATGTCAACAGAAACACCTTCAGTTAAAATCCAGTGACCTAAATCCATACTATAATTAGCGCAATATATTAATTTACAACTTCTTTGCCCAGCCCGGGGAGAGGTCTGCGCATGATGCCCATCTTTTCTTTTTTCTTCTTTTTCCCCATGCCCAAAATTTTTGGAATGCGTGCATCATTTGGGGCATAGATATCATTGGGTGATCCTGGCACTTTTCCTGCTGTGTCACCTATATCCAGAATGCCCCCACCAAACAAGCTGCCTATGCCACCAGCAACATTGGTTTCATTCAACGCTTGTAAAAACGCTTCTTCAAATATATTAATTGATTTCATATAACTCTATACTATTATTTAAGTTAATGCTACTAGAAGATTACATAAATGAGTTACAAGATGATTTGAAGATTGACGAATTAATTCTAAAGGAATATCAGCTCAAGTTGCCTGGCATCAAGCACAAATGGACAGGTCGATTAATCAGACACAAGATGGATATCAACGGGTTACGCAAGAAACGCGAACTTCTAAAGAAGGAATTGGTTGTTAAAATACAAGAACAAAGCCCTGTAAAATTGGCCTTGCCAGTGATTGAGCGCACAGCAGAGAAACACAGTGAAGTGATAGAAATCGATTGCAGAATAAAAGAATTGGAATTAATAGTTGAGTTGCTTGAAAAATCTGAAAGGACTTTGAGCTCTGCATCTTATGATATCAAGAATCTTGTTGAGATTATTAAGCTTGAAACGACATGATAAATTTTGCATATGATCCCAAGAAGAACACAGGTATTCTTTCTGGTGATAAGTTTGAAGATATTAGAGAAGCATTTTCTGTAAAAAATGAAGCTGCTTTTTTTATTCGCAAGCGTTATGGCAGATTTTTACCCCAACGAACTTATGCCATCACACCCACAGGCAGATTTGAACCTGGGTTATATTTTGAAATAAGAAAGTATCTCACCAACAATCAATATGTGGGTGATGTGAACACAGACAATAGTTTGTTTGAGCAAATTAAACCTGCTCATAAATGGACATCAAGCCCGCATTATACAAATGATATAACACCTCTTGCCCTGCATCTAAGAGATTATCAGGAAGAGATAGTAAAGAAAGCTTTCTCAATTGGCAGAGGCACAATTGTACTGGCCACTGCTGGTGGTAAAACATTGACAGCTGCTTCCTTGCTTACCAAGATATTTCTTTTGCATGGATCAAAGTTTAAATGTCTCTACATTGTGCCTGACTTGGGATTGGTGGAACAAACATGCAAGGACTTTGCTTCATATAATGTGCCGTTTTCTGTGTGCAAGTGGACAGGCAGTAACCCCATAGACAGTGACATAGTGAACACAACAAATGTCATAATAGCTAATCTGGGCATATTACAAAGCAAAAACACAGATCTGTCCTGGATAGAGGACATTGACTGTTTGCTTGTTGATGAAGTGCATAAAATACGAAAAGGAAATGAAGTCAACAAGATCATAAAAAGAATAAAAACTTGTGTACGCTTTGGATTTACTGGCACAATGCCAGAGAATTTAATTGACCAGTGGAATATCATAGGCAAGATTGGACCCATCATATATGAAAAGCATAGCTATGAGCTTCGTTTAGAAAATTATGTTAGCAATGTGGCTGTGCAAATTATTAAACTGTTGTACAGAGAAGATCCATTCAAGGATGCTGTCATTTCTTCCGCTAACTTGTATCGTGAAGAACAAAAGTTTTTAATGCGCAACATTTTTAGAAACACAGTCATTGGCAAGCTTTCCTGCAAACTTACAAATAATGTTCTCATATTGGTAGATTTTATTGAACATGGTGACACCCTGTATCATTCTATTAAAGAATTATGCCCCAATAAACAAGTATACTTTATTCGAGGAGAAGTGGAAATAACTGAAAGAGAGAAGATTAGATCGCTCATGGAGGACAGATCTGATATTGTAGTTGTTGCCATTTCCAAGATATTCTCCACTGGCATCAATATTAAAAACTTGCATTACATTATTTTCTGTTGTGGCGGCAAAGCAAAAATCAAAATAGTCCAATCCATAGGAAGAGGTCTTCGGTTGCATAAGGACAAAGATAAGCTTATAATATTCGACATCGCCGATGAATTTAAATATAGCACTGCTCACTTGGAGAAGCGCATAGCCCTTTATGAAAAAGAACAAATTAAATACTCCATCAAAGAAGTCAATGAAACGTAAAAAACAGAAGCAACCGGCAGAATCAGATGGTAATTCTACTGAAAATGTCCTAGATCCTAACAAGGTCGCAACTGCAGAATCTGCACCAACTGTGCGCAAAAAGGTTAAAGCCAAAGATAAGGTGCATTATGTAAATGGCAAAGAGTTTGAGGATGAAATAAGACAGTATTATAAATCTGGAAACATTACAGAGAAGCTAGGTGAAAGCTTGACAAAGATTGCCAACGGGTTATCTTATGCACCTAATTTTATTAATTATTCCTACAAAGATGACATGATAGGAGATGCCATTGTGAAGATGTTCTCTGCTCTAAGAAATCAAAAATTCAGGCTTGACACAGGGTTCAGTCCTTTCTCATATTTCACGACCATTGCATTTCATGCCTTTATCAACAGGATCAAGAAAGAGAATAAACATCATGCAGTGCTCAATGAATATCGTGACAAGGTGTACACTGAGCTAATGCTCAACCCAGATGACAACGGCAATACGTATAACATATACATTGAACCGGCAGACGGCAATTACAACAGTTCTGAGTGAAGACTAAAAAAGAACTAACAATCAGCAATTCCAAAGTTTGCTGCATTGCCGATTTGCACATTGGCGTGCATCAAAACAGTATCTTTTGGCATGAAACAGCTCTTCAATGGGCTTCATGGCTGAAAGATGAGTTGACTAAAAAAAATATCAAGGACATCTTTATTCTGGGTGATCTGTATCACTACAGAGATGAAATTGCAGTCAATACCATACATGTGGTCAATCAAATTTTAAATCTATGGTCTGATTTTAATATAGTAATTCTGGTAGGTAATCATGATGCGTTCTACAAAGACAGAGCTGATATCAATTCTCTTTCCATTTTAAATGGATGGAAGAATATTACTGTCATAAGTGAGATTGAAACACACACAATACTGGGCAAAGAATGCACGTTTTTACCATGGGGTGCAGACATCAAAGCAGTACCAGAGAGTGATGTGTTGTTTGGTCATCTGGAAATTGAAACATTTAAAATGAACAGTCACAAGGCATGTGATCATGGCATAAAGACAAAAGACTTGCTTGCCAAAGCCAATCTCATCATGACAGGTCATTTTCACCTCAGAGACGAAAGAAAATACAACAACAAGACAATAGTGTATGTTGGTAATCCCTTTGAAATGGATTTTGGTGACACAGGTTCAACCAAAGGGTATTTTATTCTCGACTTTGAAGATCTGAGCTACAAATTTTATGAAAATCTTCTTTCACCAAAACATATCAAGCTCTCCCTTACTGACATAGCCAATTTAAAATCCTTGAGTGCTACTGAAGTAAAAGACACAGTTAATAACAATATTGTTAAACTGGTCATCGATAAAAAGGTAACAAGTGATAACATTGATATTCTAATACAAAAGATTTCAACCTACAAGCCATTCAATCTGTCAGTTGATTACACCGTGTATAATGACACTATCACTGTGAACGAAGACCAATCCTATGATCTCTCTGGGGTGGATACTATCAAAGCAATAGAAGAGTTCGTTACACTGCTAGATGTGGATAAAAAAGCTGACATCTCTCGGTATTGCATTGACCTGTACAAAAGAACACAAAGCACATGAAAAACATCATCTTTAATAAGATTAGCATTAAAAACTTTCTTTCAGTTGGCAACCACCCTGTAACTGTGGACTTCAAAAGAGGTCTGCACATCATCACAGGCATCAACAAAGATAAAGAAGACAGACGCAATGGTGTGGGCAAGTCTACTATTGCTGATGCAGTTTATTTTGCTGTGTTTGGTGAGACGCTGAGAGACCTTAAAAAAGAAAATATCATCAATAATGTTAATCGTAAGAATTGTGAAGTATGTCTAGATGTAACCATCAAGAGCTTAGATCAGACAGATGAGATACAAATCATTAGAACTCTAGAACCTTCCAAGTGCTTCATATTTGTAAATGGTGAAGACAAGACACGTGACAGCATTTCCAATACAAACATGTTTATTACCAATCGGTTCAATTGTACACCTGAAATATTTCAAAATTGTGTCATCATGACCATAAACAATACTATTCCGTTCATGGCCAAAAAGAAACAGGAGAAGCGCAAGTTTATTGAAGATATTTTCAATCTGGGAGTTTTCGGTGACATGCTCAATCTTTTAAAAGTGGATGTGGCTGATAGTAAGAAAACGTTTGATATTGAAACAGCCAAACATGATGAAATACAAAAAACCATTTTAACTTATCAAAAACAAAAAGAAAACTCTGCTCTTGAAAGACAGAGAAAAAAAGAAAAATACGAAACCAGACAAACCAACAATGCAAAGGAAATCAAAGACAGTACTAAGGATCTTGAAAAATTTGTATTACCTGATGTTAAAAAAATTAAAGAAGAAATTGATACACAAGATGCAAACTACAATAAAATAGATAAAAAGATACAAGACATTCGCCACACTATATCTGAGAGCACCACATTAATAGCACAGATTAACAAGAAGATAAATTCTGTTGGCACAGACAAGGATGCTTGCCCCACATGTCTGCGCACAATAGAGGATACAGACAGAAATCATATTAAAAGTGAAAAGAAAAAGCTCAATGCAGAGATTGAGGCACATGAAGACAGGATTACCAAGCTCAAGGAAGAAGAGAAACAATTTGTTGCTGCTCGCAACAAGTTGGATACTAAAATACAAAATTTGCGCAATGAAGCATTCACATACAAATCAAAGCTAACAGAAAAGAAGAATCTGGAAGAAAGACTGGATCAACTTAACAAATGGCAGATCGAACTTGAGCAAGATCTAAAAGATATAGAAAAAGATTCTAGCGCTTTTGATAGCTTGATAGCTGAACAGAATGTCAGATTAGTAGATGTGAAGCGCAGCATAGAGACAACCAATGATTCACTCAATGTTCTTGATATAGTTAAATTTGTAGTTTCAGAAGAAGGCGTCAAATCATACATTGTGAAGAAAATATTGCAGCTGTTCAATACCAAGTTAGCGTATTATTTAAAGAAAATGGATGCCAACTGCACATGCGCTTTTAACGAATATTTTGAAGAAGAAATAGTGGATAACAAAGGCAAACAATGTTCATATTTTAACTTTAGTGGAGCTGAAAGAAAGAATATTGATCTGGCATGCTTGTTCACTTTCATGGACATAGACGACTTCAAGGTGAT